GACGTCAGATCCAGTTCAATATAGAAAAATAGGAAAAAAATCAAAATTTAGAAATGTTTATAAAAAAAGCCCAATAATGAAAGATCTTTACAAAGATCTAGAAGAAAGTCAAAAAAACAACCCTTTTAAAAGAAAAACAGGGGGTAAAGCATTCGGACCTCCTCCTAAAAAAGGACCACAGCCTCAGGGTATGAAAGATGGTAATTTAATTGGTTGCCCTCATAGAGAAAATGGTGTAAGAAGTGATATTAAGGGTATCAAAGAGATTCAAGTAAAAGGTAAAAAGTTTGTAGGTGTCCGATAAACTTGAAAAATTAGTAAATATAATTATTGTTTTGTGTATTATAGAAATTATGATACATTCTGTAGAAGTAATGATTGATATACTACCTTACATAAAATGATTATAAAAGGCGACTCTACAGAATACCATTTACTCACTAAACACATAGGTAAACTTAAAATAGACAGAGCCACTTTGACTTGTGAAATAGGTCTAAGAGAAGGTTTAGGTTCGAAGATAATTATGGATGCAATTAGAGATCACAAACCACCACTTTATAAACATGTCGCTGTTGATCCGTACAATAATTTAAGTTATCAGCATACTGATGATGAGAAAGAGACCAGTGCTGATTACACAGAAGATATGAAACAAAGAGTTGTTTCTTATTTATATCAAAACTATCAAGAGTTTGATTTTTATCATATGACAGATGAGTATTATTTTGAAGCTATGAAAGATGGACATCAGTTTTCAATTAATGGTAACTGTATGATATATGGCTTATACAAAGTTGTTCATCTTGATGGACCACATACGACGCATGCTGTCTTAGAAGAATTAAAGTTTTTTATCCCACGTATGGATGAAGAGGGTTTAATAATAATAGATGATTACACACGCCTTAAGATGGGTATTGTGGATATGCTCCTGAAGACTTATAATTTTAATGTTGCTGAAAAAGGTGACAATAAAATTATTTTTAAAAAGGAGATATAATGTTTCAAGCAATTATCGGTCCTGTCGCCAAGTTAGCTTCAACTTGGATTGAAGGACGTCAAAAAAAAGCTGAACTTAAATCAAAAGTTGAGTTAACAAAACTAGAAGCAACAAGAACAAGAATTGAGAAGGAAGGGACTTGGGACGAAAAACAAGCTGATGCAGCAGCAGATTCGTGGAAAGACGAAGCTTGGACCCTTGCGTTCATTGCCATAATTTTTGCATCCTTCATACCTGCACTTCAACCTTATATGAAAGAGGGATTTGTTTTTCTAAAAAACGATTGTCCTGAATGGTTAAGTTGGGGTATTCTAGCTTCGATTGCAGGATCATTCGGGCTAAAGAGTATTGCTAAGTTTAAAAAATAGACTAAAATATGTTTAGTGGACTGCGGTCACGAGGACAACCAGCACTTTAATTTTAGGAGATAATTATGTGGTCTAAACCTGTAATTACAGAAATTTCTGTTGGTCTTGAGATTAACAGTTATGCCTGTGCTGAAAAATAAAGTGATGGGGACTCAGTCCCCACACTAAATTTGTATATGGCTACTAAGATTGACAGATTATTGTGGTTTTTATTACAAATTTTATTTGGCTTTATGATAGGTTTATTATTATTTTTAATTTTATATTTTATAGGAGTTTATTATGTTATTAACTAAAAATTTTATAAAATTTAATAACCTTTTGGTTAAAATACCTAATCAAACAAAACGTGTTTGGGATCTATCTGAAAACAGATGGGGTTACAAACTTGTCAAAGATATTTAGAATAAAAGATTGTAGTGGCTCAAAGTTTCCAAGGAAAAGACGCTTACTTGAATATGTGTCACCAGTAAAATATTATGGTAAAAAGGTTTCAAAAAGTAGAAATAATAATTGCAAAGAAGACAAAGAGAAGGTATAACAAAAAAGGATTTACACATAGAAAAAAACTTGGACCTAAGTCTCATTTAAGACATGCTTGATATCGATACAATACAAACAGTTCGACATTATATCAAAAAACAAATTCAACAAACTAAAGATCATATTTGCTATGGTATAGACAAACTTGATCAACTACATTATGCTAAAGGCGAGCTCGCAGCCCTAGAGGCTGTGCTTCAGGATCTAAAAGACCTGCAAAATAGAGAGGATAGTGTAGATGACATTGATCAAACCTAATACTAAGTTAGTCACACCTGACAAAGATGATGACGACGAACCCTTAGTTCCGAAGGGTGCGAAAGAAACGGAACAATATCTTAAATTATTACCAAAACCAGTAGGATACAGACTTTTGATAAGACCTTATCAACCTAAGGCTAAAACAAAAGGCGGTCTTTATTTAACTGAAAAAACTCTTGAAACTCAACAAATGACAACAGTGGTTGGACTCGTCGTTAAAATGGGTGATCTTTGTTATAAAGATAAGGAGAAGTTTCCAACTGGACCTTGGTGCAAAGAGGGGCAGTTTATCGTTTATGGACGATATGCTGGCGCTCGATTTAAGACAAAATATGGTGAACATCGTATTTTAAACGATGATGAAATCATAGGAACTATTAACAAACCCGAGGATATCCTCGCATTATTCTAAGGAGTAATTATGACTGAAGAAAATCAAGTTGAACTAGATACTGATGATGCAAAAGAAGAAACTTTGCATCTTGCAGAGAAACCTAAAGAAGAAAAACCTGAAAAGGTTGAAGTTGACTTAGGTTACACAGACCCAATTAAAACAGAAACAAAAGCGAAAGTTGTCGAAGAAGAAAAGACTGATGATAATTTACAAGATGTATCTGAAAACGTTCAGAAAAGAATTGATAAACTTACAAGAAAGTATAGAGAAGCCGAAAGAAGAGAAAAAGCTGCTCTTGACTATGCTAAAGGTTTGCAGAACAAATATTCAGGTCTTGAAAAAAAAGTACAAGAAACAGATAAAACATACGTTGAAGAATATGAAGCAAGAGTGGACTCTCAAAGAGAACAAGTAAAAAACAAACTTCAAAAAGCTATAGAAGACAACAATTCAGAAGCAATAATGAAAGCAAATGATGAGTTGACTCAATTAGCAGTAGAAAAAGAAAAAGCAAGGATAAAAAAATCTCAATTTGAGGAGGCTTCTGCACAAGCTAAAGCTCAAGTTGAACAACAAGCTCAACAACCAGTACAACAGCCTCAGCCTCCATCAAGGAAAGCTGAGAAGTGGGCTGAGGATAATGATTGGTTTGGTAATGATCGGATAATGACAAGCGCTGCTTACGCTATCCATGAAGATTTGGTTACGCAGGGGTTTGACCCAGAGTCCGATGAGTATTACAATGAGATAAACAAACATATGAAGGATAACTTCCCTCATAAGTTTGCAAACGATAAACAACGACCTGTGCAAACTGTTGCTTCTGCTGGAAGAAAACAGGAAGGTCGCAGAACTGTGAAACTCACTCGATCACAGGTGGCTATTGCCAAAAAATTAGGAGTGCCACTAGAAGAATACGCAAAATTCGTGAAGGAGTAAAAAATGAACGAAAAACTAGTAAAAACCTCACGCGCGTCACAAGATAATAAGCCATTAAGGAATAAACCTTGGACGCCTCCGTCAAGTCTGGATGCACCCCCTGCACCAAAAGGGTTTGTACACAGATGGATAAGAACCGAACTTATGGGTCAAGAAGATACAGGTAATGTATCTAAAAAACTCAGAGAGGGTTGGGAATTTGTGAGAGCAGAGGAAATAAAAAATCAACTCGGTGATCATAGTTATCCAGTGATACAAAAAGGACAATATCAGG